TCTTTCTTAGCACCACCGTAGACTGCTTCTTCAACATCCTCTACTTCTTCAGAGTATGCCTTCTCTTTTGCTTTCTTTTCTCTCTTAGAGATCTTACCATCTACATCACTTTTTTCATACCACTTACCATCGCAGTCATCATCCTGCCAACGAGGTTCTTTTTTCTTTGACTTCTCCAGTATCTCTTGATACGCAGATGACATGTCAGGAAGCTCTTTAAAATCCATTTGATGTAATAGGTCTTGTCCTTTTTATTTATACTATTATTACTTTATCCATACCCAGTTGTCATTAAAAGTGCTCATAGGATGGTGTATATTATTCTTTTCTCTGAAATTATTTACTGCATTTCTCACATCATAAGCACCCCAGTCATCTCCAGAGAATACTCCACCACGTTTAACTTTAGGATACCATACTTCAATATCTCTCACACATTTATCTTTATTAATATATGCATCTAAAAAAATAAAATCTAAAGATTGATCTTCAATTTTTTCAGCTGCTAAATCACTATCCATTTCATGAACTTGTACCTTATCCTCCATACCAGAGAATTTTATCACATGATAAAAATATGATTTTGCTCTATCAATATCTCTATCGCTAATTTCATTGATAGCATAGTTATATAAAAAATCTGTATATGGAACAAATGCATCAACAGCATATAAAGTTTTAATGTTTGGACAGTTATGTAAAAGAGTCATAGTAGATGACCCTTGCAACACTCCAATCTCAGCACCAACTAAATCTTTACCTTGCAAATTAATTACATGCACTAAGGCTTGCACATCAGATGATGTGTTGTCCACATAATCATAATCATTAGTCATAATTTACTTTTTCTTTTGTATCTTTTTAAGGAACTCACCTGGAGTAAGTTTTCTAACATAGTTACTTAGGGCATCTGTCCCTACCTCTCCTGCAGGTGTCCAATTAAATCCTTTGATAGCAACTTCAGTGCTAACCTCTACTAAATCTCTCAACCAAGAACGGAATACAGTTTCATGTTCATCAATACTGATAACATAATTACTACCACGACTTACAACCTTAGTTACAAGACCAGTGTTATCATTCTCTACAAAAGATCCTACTTTAAATAAATCATCTTCAAAGTATGCTTCTCTCAATCCTTGAGGATCTAACTTAGGAGCAATCTCAAATAATTTAAATGATGCATCATGGAAATCTTCTAGATTTTCTACTTGCATAGAAGATCTTAGAGACTTATAAAGACGAAGTTTTTCTTTTGGTCCTAATGCTTTTGGAATACCTTTTTCAAATGTTTTAAAGTCATCTTCAGCAGCAGCCTTTCTCATCTTAGATGCACTCATACCAGATACATCATCTGCATCGGGGTCTCTCTCACCAGCAGAGACAACTAAAATATTTTCAAACTCATACAACTTACCATTATATTTTTGAGCAAGAGAATTAAATTCAGATACTCTATCACCACCTACAACAATCTTTACTTCAGTAAAACCTTCCTCATTTAAAGCAACAAGAACATCAAAGATGGTGCGTAATTCTTCTCCAGTAGAAATGGCATCCTTATGCTCTGGATATGCCATCTTCATATACTTAATTTTTTCTGATGGACCTAAAGGATTTTTCTTTGCATCCTGAGTCTGACTAGGATATATTCTATACTCTCCACCCTTTGCTTCTCTAGCAACTCTCTTAATTAAAACCTCATGGCCAACAGTAGGTGGATTAAATCTTCCGAAAGTAATAGATATCGAACCTTGATCGCTCTTATTCTGACTTCCTCCATCTTCTTCTCGTCCACTTTGTCGTTTACCTCCTTCCTCTCCAGGTTCTAGCTTTACTAGCTTACCATCTCTAGAAACATGCGTGACATTACCTCTAGGATCAGCATAGCGTCCATAAGATACGTGCTTAAGACCTAACTTTTCTGCGGTCTGTGCTGCTAGGGAACGTTCTGCTTCTGATAGAAAAGCACTAAACTTTTTCATGCGTCCAATCTTTATCTAAATTAAAGTTTGCTCTACTAAATGTTAGACGGTCTACAAGTTTATATTGTGTATCTGCTACAGTAACAAACCCTTCATGGTTGATTGATTTGCCTTTAATATCACAAATAACACTACCATCCGTTTGGATAGTATTAAGTACACGCATCTTCAGTTGATGTATTAATTGCCATACTTTAAAGGTATTGACATTAACTTCTCTCTTATATTTAGCATCCAACAAATCATACATGTAATCAGAAGACGGAAACTCATAGTCCCAACTGTCATCACGAACAAACCAGTTTATATGTTTAGCTATTTCTACACGTGCTTTTTTACTTGAAGGTACCTTAGTAAAGGGTAACAAAGCAACAACTTTTGCTAAGATATCAAGACCGTTAAATGGACACTTAACTGCCTTTGCTGCTGTAGTATCTACAAAGTAAGAAGACTCAATATCATCTGACAATGTATTCAGAGTATTGATTAGTTCTTTACTAATAGGTTTACCCACTACATCAGGACCAACAGCAGTATATTCTGTGTGCGGAGCTAGAATAATCTCTTTAGTAATTTTAGTGGCAAATCTATACCGCACAATATTAGGGCAATAAACACTACCCCCACCGACACCGATCCAGTCAGCTTGGACAATACGATTGATACGAGGAACGTTATCAAAAGCCAACCGAAGAATGTCAGCGACAATGCCTTGATGATTCTTATCAATGTCCTCATGACTGTAATTAATTTTAATTAAACGTTTGTTGAAGACAGACTTAGTGCCAACAAAGAACTTATCATTCTCAGGGTTAGTCCCAAACACTATAGCAGGAGCACCGTCATATTTGATACTGATATTATCAGTAAGCGATAGTGCTTGCTTGACCGCACCCAATGCGACCCTACGACCAGTTAAAATACTGTCCTCTAAGTGATCAAGGTGTTTGTTGGGCATCCATTCCTCATCTGATACCCATATCATAGCATCACAACAGCACTTTTGGAGCTGCACTAGTACAGTTTGCCAAATGGTCCAAAGCGTTTACCCTTCTTCGCTGCTAGGAATACCATATCTGTCAAAAATTCGTTTCTCTTTTTGGGTTTCATATTTAAAACAGTATGAAGAAATTTTAACTGTATTAATTTTGAAGTTGCAACCCAAGGTTTTGAAGATAAAAATCCATTTGCCATATTTTGCGTAAATTCTGAAGCAGTATTAACTTCCATCTCAACTTTACCTTTCAAATCATTAAATATATCTTCCCATTTAGCATACTTATTCTCATTAAACTCTGCAACTGTCTTAGGATATTTGTTGTGATCATTACTATAAGTATTTTTTGATATCTTATTATCCTTAAACAACATAGCAACCATAGCAACTGGTGCTTTACCCATACGAGCAGACCTAGCACCAGTTTCAGTTGGTTCATACTTCAAATTAGACATCTTAGTTGTATCATTTCCCTGTATCTGAAAATCATAAGCTGCTCCATTACCATTCACTACTAACTTCGTAGCCATATTAGTAAACTCACCATTCTTAAATCCCAATTCACATCTAGGTTTAGTATCCATACTGTAATTATAAGTATCTTTCAATCCCATCTCTTTAATATTATAAGTTTCCCACTTAGGCATACCACCAATTTTCTTAAGTGAAATACCAACAACTGTATGTTCTTGGAACATTTTCCTCAACACAGCATTCAATTCTATAATGGTTTGAGATCCATTACCATCAATAGTTTGATCAATAATCTTAATAACATTCTTCTCACCTCTAATTGCCCAGATATCAGCAGGGTTCCAATTATCTTTCTGAGATATACCAAACTTATCTTTAACCACACCACTAATATAAGACATAAATCCTACATCACGACGAAACTCACTAAAATGTTTTTTCTTTAACTCTTCTAAGATTTTAGATTGCTGCTTATAAAATACATTCAACCACTCTGGTTCTACATCAGGATATATCTCATAGATGCTTTTATATACTTTACCATCAACCTTTACAGGTTTCGTATATCCTGCTATATCATTACCACTTTTAAAATTAGCATTATGATTCAATGCAGCACGAATAACCCATGCTGCTGCTATCTCTTGCTTTCTAGTTGTAGCAGCATCAGGAGCTTTAGCACTAGTCTTCTTAGAATATAAAAACTTTAATTTATAATCACCAACCTTCGTTACAAATCCTTTTGTATTACCTGGTTTTTCACCAAACATTATAGCAATTCTTTCAAACTCATCAGGGTTTACTTTAAACTGCCACTGACGAGTCTTTGTTTTTGGCCAATTACTATCACCATAGATACCCTCCTTTATATTAGCATTTTTGAATATGGAATCTACAGTTTCCTTTAATCCATTAGGTGCTTTATCTCTTATTTTCTTTTTGGTATCTAAGTCAAACTTAGCTGATGATGCTGCCATTAGTTCATACAGGTCTCCACTAATATTTAGTAGTACATATTTCGATCTTCAGTGATTTCAACAACGATAGCATCCATGATACGATTAAATGATTCTGACATCTGACGATATCCTGATCCAACATAAAGTTGTCCAACAAATACTGATAGAGTTGCTGCACCCCAAAACAAATAATAGAATCTACTCTTCACCTGATTTCGTGCTTTAGTAATTTTGTCTGCCATAATAAATTTTTAATCCCTAACATTATACATCAGTTTTTCATAAATCGCAACCCACCTACAAGAACCATCTTGTTAGTCTTAGTTACTTTAGCACCATGATCATAAACAGCATCAAAGTAAACTAACTTTCCTTTCTTAGGAAAGGTATGTAATTCATAATCTAATCCATCATCAGTATTAATTTTAAAATATGTTTGTCCATCATCATTATCAGTTAGATATAAAATAAATGATACATCTTCTCTGGGTGCATGAGTATGTAATTCTTGCCATCCACCCTCTTCATATTCAATCATATGAGCCCAATAATATTCCAGACGTTGACCAATTGATTGAGTTAAAATATTTCTAATCTCTTGAAGTAACTTTAATATAGGTTTAAAATCATTTAAGATAAAAATATTTCTAGTTTGAATACCTTTTCTTGTACAAGAGCTGGGAAAAGGCATTTCCACTAAAAGATTCTTTGGATTTTTTACAGCATTTCTAAAGGTATCAATAACTATATCAACTTCAGATAATTGAATTTGATTAATTAAAACATTATTAAACATAAATCTCTCCTATCTCAGTACAATTAATACCAAATTCTCGAATAAGATCCATCACATAATATTTAATATTGTCAGGAACAATTACACAATATCCAATACCAAGATTGAATACTCTTCTCATTTCCATCTCATCTATATTACCCTGACGTTGAATCTCTAAGAAGATCTCTGGTACCCTCCAAGAATTCCAATCAACATCAACTTTCAATTCTTTAGGTAAACACCTTGGTAAATTTTCTGGTATACCACCACCTGTAATATGTGCCATGCCATATATGTCATCAAACTCATCAAGCAATTCCTTAACTACTGGTGCATATATGGTTGTTGGAGTAAGTAACTCAGGATGATTGCAATAATTTAACTTAAGTCTACGTGCCAAGTAATTAACAATACTATATCCATTACTATGAATACCACTACTTTCTAATCCAATAACTTTATCAGTTGGTCTAATATATCTACCATCTATAACTTTCTTTTTCTCTACTATACCTGTACAAAATCCAGCAAGATCAATCTTCATCTGATACTGGGGATGTTCAGCAGTCTCACCACCTATAAGTTCTATACCAGCTATCTCACAACCTTTAATAATACCTTTCATAATATCAGGTATCTTATCATCCAACTTCTGAGTAGAAATATAATCTAAGAAGTATAATGGTTTCGCACCACAAGTAATTATATCATTCACACACATCGCAACAAGATCTATACCAATAGTTGTATAGTCATTAGCAGCTTGTGCAATATCAATCTTAGTACCTACACCATCAGTCCCAGATACTAAAATAGGTTCCTCATATCCTGAAGGAACCTGAAACATACCACCAAATCCATGACTGGTAATTGGAATAGATTTAGCAAACTTATTACCAGCATCTATATCAACACCAGCAGTCTTGTAATCTAATACAATTCCCTCTTTCTTAAAATCTAGAGGTGCAAAATCATCTGTCATTTTTTAGTAGTGTTGCTACGTGTTCTGTTTATGATGCTAATGAATTTATCACCAGCAAAATGCCCACCTAAGCAGACATCTATCTCATCTCCATCTTTCCAATTAACCTCACCATTCATTTTAGTGTGTTGCATTAATACTGCAATCTTGTCAATGACTTCTTGGGTTAATCTCATCTTTCTAATTCCTTTTCTACAACATCCATAAGATTCTCAAACTCTTTAAGATGATCTAGATCATATAATAGTTTAGATAGTTGAGTTACAACCAATGGTTTTTCATTAGTAGCAGCACACTTAATTGCTGATCTAATACTCCCTTCTGCTTCGAGTAGGTAGTCTAAAGTTTGTTTAGATAGTGCCATTTTTAAAAAAGAAAACTTGATTCAGTCTGTATTCATCATCAAAATATCTATCGTTGCAGATATTCATACCATGATAGCACAAACCATTGAATAAGACCAGCCTATTATATGCTGGTTCAATATGTTTAAGACAATTGTAATATACTTTTGGTTTCCAAGGCTCTTGATGTTCCGTTGCATCCTGATCTACAGCAACCAATTGCTCATAAAGGTTAGTACCATTAACGTAATCATTTTTATTTAAGTATACTATAGCAGTATACCCCTCATCAGTATGTGGCCACCAATAATTATCTTTATAATTATTAAACTCCTGTTTAAAAAACCTAGTTTGATTAGTACTAACTACTCCATTATTTTCAGGTACTTGCCCATGTATATTCTGGAGAAATTCATACGCTGGATATGATAAATTTGTACCTACACTAAATCTTCTATCCTCAAATGATACTCCGTTAAGTCCATTCTCTGCACCCTTATGCAATGGAGCATTTTGATCTAAAAAGAATTTAACTATTTCATCTGGGTCTGAATAAAAATTATCAACAATGTGTACATCATCAAGTCTTTGAAAATTACAATCATATACTTTTTCTGTACGAACATTTAAATTTTTATTCAGTTCAAACATTCAGTTATCCAAGTAGCAATATTCTGATCATATTCAGCAGTATGTATAAATGCTGCTTGAGCAAGTTGAGGTCTCAAATCATCCATTTTAACAGAATATAAATTGTTTTTTAAAACATCAATAAACATTCCATACTGATTAGGATTAGTTAGAATAGAAACATGTTTATGATTCTTTGCTGCTGACCTTACCATACTAGGACCACCAATATCAATATTCTCTATTGCTTCCTCAAAAGTTACACCTTCTTTCTCAATCGTTTTTTTAAATGGATATAAATTTACTACAACGATATCAATAAGTTCAATATCATTTGCTTCTCTATCTGCATCATGCACTTCATCATTACGTTTCGCAAGAATACCTCCATGAATTTTTGGATGTAATGTCTTTACTCTACCTTCAAGAATCTCTGGAGATCCAGTATAATCAGATACCTTTATTGCAGGTATACCCTCTGCTTGAAGAGCAGCATAAGTACCACCACTAGATATAATTTTATATCCACATTCAATCAATCCTCTTGCAAGAACAGTAATACCACTCTTATCTGAAACACTTAGTAATGCATAACTCATACGTCACCCTCCTTTCTATTTTCTGATTTATGAACATCAAACTCTCCACCAGGATATCTTGCTTTTAGTTTGTCTACATTCATCTCAATAACTTCTTCAGGAGAAATATCGAGTGCTATACATGCTTGGATAAAATACCACATGATATCACCTAGTTCACGTTTCATGTGAAATAGATTATCTTGAGTAACTGGTTTACCTTGAAAGACCATCTTCTTAACAATCTCAGTAAACTCACCTGACTCTGCAGTCAAACCTAGTGCAGCAGTTAATAACCTATGTATAGGAATCCCACCAGGATCTTTTTGTAATTCAAAGCATCTAGAATTAAAAGAAATGTAATCCTTTGATTCTTCAGATGTTACAGCATTCACAAAGTGTGCATACTTTTCAAAATCAATCATATTTTAATTTAGCAAATGTTTGTTTGGTGTTAAATTTCTTGACAATCTCTGGCACTTCTTCTTTACCAGAATCAATTAATCCTTCTTGGGCATCTTGGATATCATACAGCCTCATCTTCGCTCTGTCAATACCTACACAGAATCTTTTATTCATAGTAGGATCATTATATCTATTCTTTAACTGCTTGACCATGATTTGATTCATGCCTTCCAATTCCTCAGTAGATATGAGAGCGAACATAAGGTCAGCAGTAGCAGGGAGTCCGAAAGACTCAGATGTGTC